CCCAAAAAATGCCCCGGAGGGTATATTTTCCGGCTTGAAACCGGGCGAAAGGGAAAGGAAACACCATGGCGAGCCGCCGAAAGTCGTCTCGACCGGCCCTGACCCGGGAAGCTCGAGAGCAAACCATGATTGCGCTGGCGATGGACAAGGCGGAGGAGCTCCTACGAGGAGATAATCCTCCGCTTTCCATTGTCAACCACTACCTCAAGCTCGCAACTGTGCGTAACGAGGTCGAGTTGGCTCGGATCAAGGCTGATACAGCGGAGCGAGAAGCCAAAACCAGGGCCCTTGAGGCCAACGAACGATTGGATGAGATGTATGCCAAGGCTATCGAAGCCATGCGGAGCTACCGATCCTCTGACTAGGCGCACATTCACCAAGCTCAACCACTTGGAAGATTATTTCGATCGGTACAAGTATCTACGAATCGGCAACCAGCGTCCTGGCGAGCGCACCTTTGGCGGTGATCGCTGGCTCAATCAGCGCTTCTATGCAAGCTCGGAGTGGAAGTCAGTGCGTGAAGAAGTCATTGCTCGCGATCAAGGGTATGACATGGGGCATCGAGACTATCCAATCAAAGGTAAGATTTATGTTCACCACATGAATCCTATGGATGTCCAGATGCTCAAAGACGGAGAGATCACAATCCTCGATCCGGAGTATCTTATCTCAGTCTCGATGATGACCCACGAGGCAATTCACTTCGGGGACGTGGGACTTCTACCCAAGCCTCACGTCGAGAGAATGCCGGGGGATACTCTGTTATGGGGAAAGAGGCGACATGACCATATTGGCTGATGTTAAAGAGTATCTGAACATACCATGGAACTTTTGGGACTATGATAAGCAATTGGTCCCAATGATCGAGATGGCCTTAGCGGACCTTGTGCAGCTTGGTATGCCGAGTTCGGTAGAGATGGATCAAAATCTCGAGTGGTCGGCTCTTGGTGCGAATCGATCGCCGCATATCAAGGAATACGTGTGCCTCCGAACCAAGATGGCGTTTGATCCGCCTCAAAATGCGTTTCTTGTCACCCCGATCGAGAAGCGCTTGACGGAGCTACAGCACCGAATCATATACCACTACGAAAGGTTTGAAGGAGGGGTGGATAAGTGGGGACGGACATAGACACGTTTCTCGCGCATCACGGCGTCAAGGGGATGAAGTGGGGGGTCCGAAAAAAGCGACAGTCTCGGGTCGATACGAACGCAGTTAATGAACTTGCTCGGCGCAAAAACGAGAATATCGGGATGCTCGATCCGAGCAGTCTTGGGGCCAAAAAGTCCAACAACCCAAACACAGGGATGCCGGACCCCAGTACGATTGGGAAGAGCTCGGGGGGTCTTGTACGCCGGCCAAATACAGCGCACCTGACAGACAAGCAGCTTCAGGATACTATCAACAGAATGCGGTTGGATCAGCAGTATGCAGAATTGACTGCTCCAAAGATGTCTCCCGGCAAGAAATGGCTTAAAGGTCTTGGTGCTAAACTTTCTAGCAATCTACAAGACGCCATCGCTAGCAATGCTTCGCAGATGCTCGTCTCTAGCGCTCGTAATTATCTGACAGGAGTGTCAAAAGCTCGCGAGAAGGCCAAGGTGAGCCGCGAGTCGGTTAAGACTTCCACTCAGCCGAAGCAGTCGCCAAAGGCAAAAAACCCAAAAGCACCAAGCCCCACACCCCAGGCAAAGCCCTCGTCAAGCGCGGGGGCTAATGCTGGAAAAGCTTACAACAAGATCAAGGAATCGTGGGGCAACTTCAAGGCGAGCCAGAAGTCCAAAAGCTACGTTCGGAATGGCGAAACGGTTGCGTACCGAGAGCCAACTTATACTGTAGATGAAGATGGGCGGCCTTCAATTGCGGGGGTGACCTTCAAGCGGATAAAGATTCGATGAAAGGTCAAAATGCTATCAAACACCGCGGTACCAAAGTACTACGGCGAGTTTCGTGACAAGGTACTCCGTGGGGAGATTCCAGTCTGTAAGGAACTCTCCATGGAGATGAACCGGATCGATGCACTGATCGATGACCCGGACATGTATTACGACGACGAGGCCATCGATGGTTGGATCCGGTTCTGCGAGAATGAGCTGACACTCACCAACGGCGATGATGTCGAGCTTCTTGATACATTCAAGCTCTGGGGTGAGCAGCTATGGGGTTGGTATCGGTTTTTTGAACGCTCTGTATACATCCCGAACGAGGATGGTATCGGCGGGCACCATAAGACTCAACTGGTCAAGGAACGATTGACCAAGAAGCAGTACATCATAGTAGCACGAGGCGCCGCTAAGTCGATGTATGCTGCATTCTGGCAGATCTATTGGTTGACGATGGACACGGCTACAACCCATCAGGTAACAACCGCCCCCACAATGCCACAGGCAGTTGAGGTGATGTCGCCGATCAAAACCGCCATTACCCGGCATCGTGGGCCTCTCTTCAAGATGCTCACTTATGGATCGCTTCAGAACACCACTGGGAGTCGGGCCTTGCGCCAGCAGCTCGTTTCCACCAAGAAGGGGATCGAGAATCTACTCACTGGGTCCCTTCTCGAGATTCGCCCCATGACCATCGACAAGCTCCAAGGTCTTCGAAGCAAGTACAACTCGGTCGACGAGTGGTTGTCGGGTGATGTTCGAGAAGACGTTGTCGGCGCTATCGAGCAAGGGGCGTCGAAGAACAAAGGCTATGCAATCATCGCCATCTCATCTGAGGGTACGGTCCGGAACGGATCGGGCGATGCCGTCAAAATGGAACTCCAGAAGATCCTTCGAGGCGAAAGCTACCAGCCACATGTGTCCATTTGGCACTACAAGCTCGACTCAGTGTCCGAGGTCGCGGACCCGTCTAGGTGGGTGAAGGCCCAGCCGACAATTGGTATCACTGTTTCGTATGAAACATACTACGAGGACGTCGAACGTGCAGAGGCTTCTCCGGCTGCGCGCAACGACATCCTCGCCAAAAGGTTTGGATTGCCGCTTGAGGGGTTCACATACTTCTTCACATACGAGGAGACACTGCCCCACAGGCCGCATGATTTCTGGAAGATGCCTTGCTCACTAGGGGCAGACTTGTCGCGTGGCGATGACTTCTGCGCATTTACGTTCTTGTTCCCTTTGGCTGACGGGTCATTTGGTATAAAAACCAGAGCATACATCACGCAGTATACCCTGGACAAGCTGCACGCGTCGATCAGGTCCAAGTATGACGAGTTCATACAAGAGGGCACGTTGATCGTGATGCCGGGGACGGTGCTTGATGTCGCAGGAACGGTTTATGACGACCTCGAGAAGCACATCGAGGAGCGAGAGTATGATGTTCGCTCATTCGGGTTTGACCCGTTCAATGCCAAGGAGTTTGTTGCCAAATGGGAGCGGGACTATGGCCCCTACGCCATTGAGACGGTGATTCAGGGGGCGAGAACTGAGTCTGTCCCTCTCGGCGAGCTCAAGAAGTTTGCCGAAAAGCGTGAGTTGATCTTCGATGAGGCGATCATGTCTTTCTGCATGGGAAACACTGTAACCATGGAGGACACAAACGCAAACCGAAAGCTGACTAAGCGCCGGAACGAGGCCAAGATCGACTGCGTCGCCGCAATGATGGACGCTTACATCGCTTTTAAGCTTCACAAAGAAGACTTCGAGTGAAAGGAGGTCAAAATGGGATTGCTTTCTAGACTGGCCCATGCGTGGAACGCATTCACTCGCCGAGAAGCTCCATCGGGCCGAGGGTTCTCGTACTCCGCCCGGCCATATGCTATTCACTACAACGGCGGAGCAGATCGCTCGACACTTGCATCGGTACGTACTCGAATTGCGATGGATTGTGCTGAGGCTGTAATCCAGCATATTCGAACCGATGACAAAGGGCGGTACGTTCAGGCCATGGACTCCACTCTTCAGAGATGTCTTACTGTTTCTGCAAATATCGATCAGAGTGCCGCGGCGTTCCGGCAGGATATCTATCAGACAATTCTCAATGTCGGTGTAGCGGCAATTGTCCCGGTCGAAACCGACTACAACCCGCTAGTTTCTGATTCGTATAATATCAAGAATCTTCGGGTCGGAGAGGTCACTGAATGGTGGCCAGATACCGTCAAGGTAAAGCTGTACAACGAGAACACAGGTTTGATAGAGGAAATCCCGCTTCCGAAGAAGATCTGCGCAATTGTTGAGTCGCCGCTCTACACGATAATGAATGAGCCGTCCGGCACGTTCGCAAGATTGATGCGAAAGCTAAATCTTCTGGATTTGGCGGATGAAGAAGCTCGGGCAAACAAGCTCGATATCATAATTCAACTCCCATACGCACTCAAGTCAGACGCCAAGCGAGCTGAGGCGGAACGTCGTCGTACAGACATTGAGCAGCAGCTCAAGGGGGCACAGTACGGAGTAGCATATATTGACGGTACCGAGAAGATCACCCAGCTCAATCGCCCCGCTGAGAACACGCTCCTCGCACAGATTGAGTACCTCACGAAGCGACTTTATACAGAGTTGGCATTGACTGAGGAGATCGTCAACGGCACGGCGCCGCCAGAGGCTATGGCTAACTATTATGCCCGGGTGGTCAAGCCGATCACCCTTGCCGTTACGGCGGAGCTTCGGCGAAAGTTCCTCACGCAGACTGCTCGAACTCAGCTTCAAGATATTCAGGCGTTCCGTGACCCGTTTGCGCTGGCATCGCTTCCAACATTGGCGGATCTCGCAGACAAATTGATTCGCAATGAAGTCATGAGTACGAACGAAATGCGTGCAGCAATAGGGTTGCCGCCTGTAGCGGCCCCTGAAGCGGACGTTCCTCGAAATCCAAACATGCCGGTTGAGGACACAAACACGACGGCCGACGCGCCGTCCTTACAGGAAGGAGTCGACCTTCAAAATGAAAGTTGACTTTTCAGGATACGCCACCAAGAGTGGCGTTCTGTGCTCGGACGGTCGGATCATCGGCCAGGGAGCATTCGCCCATCAGGACAACCATAAGGTGCCGCTCCTGTATGGGCACGACCACAAGGATCCCACGAACATCGTTGGCCATGCACTTCTCCACAGCCGCAATGACGGAATGTATGCAGAGTGCTCGCTCAACGATACCATGGCCGCCCAGAACCTGGGTAAGCAGGTGAAACATGGGGATCTGAACTCGCTCTCCATCTTCGCCAACGATCTTCGGCATGATGGTACTACGGTCACTTTCGGTAACATCCGAGAGGTGAGCTTGGTTCTCGCTGGCGCCAATCGTGAGGCAAAGATTGATGCAGTGTACATCACTCACGGGGATGGATTCTCTGATGAGGTGGAGGATGCGGCCATCATCCAGTTTGGAGAATTGCTGGTGCATGGTGAAGTTGATGATTCGTCAGACTCGGAAGATGATGAAACCATTCAGGACGTCATCGATAGCATGTCCGAGAAGCAGCAGAATGCTGTTGCCTATCTCGTCACTCAGGCCTTGGAAGACTCCGGCACAGCCGGAAAGAAGTCGGAAGAGTCCTCTGACAAAGCGGAGCACTCCGCTGACAAACCACAGGAAGGATCTACTTTGACCCACAACATCTTCCAGGGGGCCGCGACCCAGGCTCCGTCTCAGACGCTGACCCATGACCAGTTCATGACCGTCATGAAGTCCGCACAGGACCGTCACATCAAGCTTTCGGAGTCGTTCCTGGCACATGCGAACGACTACGGAATCAAGGACATCAACACCCTGTTCCCGGATGCCAAGACGCTGTGGAACACTCCTGAGTTCATCTCTCGTCGGATGGAGTGGGTTGCCGGCGTTCTGAACGGCACCCGCCACGCACCATTTACCAAGATCAAGACGATCCTGGCTAATATCACTGCCGACAATGCGCGAGCGAAAGGTTACAAGACCGGAACCAAGAAGAAGGAAGAGGTCTTTACGCTCCTGCACCGGATCACGCATCCCCAGACCATCTACAAGAAGCAGAAGCTGGACCGGGATGACATTCTGGACATCACGGACTTCGATGTGGTCGCCTGGATCAAAGGCGAGATGCGTCTGATGCTGGATGAGGAAATCGCCAGGGCAATTCTGGTCGGGGATGGCCGGCAGGTCACTGACGACGACAAGATCAAGGAAGAGAACATCCGTCCGATCTGGAAAGACGACGAGTTGTACGCGTACAAGGTCCAGGTCGACAAGGACGCCAAGCCTGATGCCTGTGTCGAGGCGATGATCCGCGGATTGGATGACTACCGTGGTTCGGGCAACCCGACCATGTATGCCCCGAGCAAGTTCGTTACGGATCTGCTGCTTCAGAAGGACCAGATTGGCCGTCGCCTGTATGAGACGGAAGCTGCTCTGGCCTCGGCCATTGGGGTGTCCAAGATCGTCCGTGTCCCTGTCATGGAGAAGCTGGAGCGCGAGGTTAATACCAAGAAGTATGACCTCAAGGCGATCGTGGTCAATCTTCAGGACTACACTACTGGCACCAACAAGGGCGGTCAGATCTCCTTCTTCGATGACTTTGACCTGGACTTCAACCAGGAGAAGTACCTTCTGGAGACCCGCATGTCCGGCGCGCTGGTTCGTCCTGGCTCGGCTATGGTCCTGGAGATGGCGCAGGCCTAAGAAAGGTCAAAATGGCAAAGTTTAGCGGAAAGATAGGCTATGTCACTACGACTGAGAAAGCCCCCGGTGTATGGGTCGAGAAGGTGGAGGAGGTATACGCACGAGGCGACATCAAACGGTGTGCCCGTCGGTTTGACGGTAGCGAAACGCTCAATGACGATCTCGTACTGTCCAATACCATCTCGGTCATGCTCCCGAGAATTCTGAAAGATGACTTTGCCGCCATCAGGTACGTGACTTGGGCGGGGGCGAAATGGAAAGTCTCCTATGCAGAGCTGGTTTACCCAAGGCTTGAGTTGACGATTGGGAAGGTGTACAATGAGCCGCCGGCTTGATCTTCATCGTGAGTTGAAAGGTATACTCGGGTCTGATAAGGTATATTTCCAACCCCCGCCCAATGTTAAGATGTCCTACCCATGCATTGTGTATTACAAGCAGGACATCCGCCCGGTACGGGCTGACAATATAGCGTATCTGGTTAATACCAGATACCAAGTCATCGTTATGTACCAAGACCCCGACAGTGACCTGTCGGAGAAAATAGCATGTTTGCCTGGCGCGGATTTTGCCAGGCATTATGTCAGTAACAACATCTATCACGATGTTGTATATTTGCACCGATAGGAAGGAGGCCTGATGGCCAAGGGTGCACTGAAGTGGGACGAAAACACCAAGCGACTCTACAGCGTTGGCGTCGACCGTGGCGTGTTGTACGTCATGGGCGAAGGCGGTAAGTATCAGGACGGAATCGCCTGGTCTGGCCTGACCAAGGTGACTGAAAGCCCCGAGGGAGCTGAGTCCAACAAGAAGTATGCCGACAACCGGGTGTACGCGAACATCATCTCTACGGAAACGTTCAAGGGCACGATTGAGGCGTTCTACTCCCCCAAGGAATTTGACCAGTGCGATGGCATGGGTGAAATCACCAAGGGTGTTCTGGCCACACAGCAGACGCGCAAGAAGTTCGGGCTCTGTTATCGTACTCTGATCGGTAACGATACAGATGGCACCGATCACGGTGTCGAGATTCACCTGGTCTATGGCGCCACTGCGTCCCCGACGTCCAAGGATCGTGAGACCATCAATGAGTCGCCCGAACCTGCGGCTCTGTCTTGGAGCTTCGATACCGAACCGGTCAATGTTACGGGTATGAAGCCGACGGCGCATGTGGTCATTCGCTCTACCGAGGTCGAGCAGGACAAGTGGACCAAGCTGGAGGAGGCACTGTACGGCAAGGGTGACTCGGGTACCGGTACTGAGCCGAAGATCCCCCTGCCGGACGAGATCAAGACGCTTCTTCAGTAACTGAAAGGAGGTGGCGGCGTTGCTCCAGCTAGAGATTTCCGGGGGAAGACTATTTGATGAAGCGACAAGCCGGTTCATCATTACTCCGGCAGTGACCCTCCAGCTGGAGCATTCGCTGCTCTCTCTGTCAAAATGGGAGTCCGAACACTGTAAACCATTTGTCAACGCCAAGGATTTGACGGATGATGAGTTAATGGACTACATTATCTGTATGTCGGAGCTTCCCATCACACGAGTTGACCTTGTCGGGCTTCGGGACGAACACCTGGAGAAGCTCCAGTCATATCTTGAGAACCCGCATACCGCTACGACAATTAACGCGAGCGGGCAAGGGGCTAGTTCTCAGATTATAACGTCTGAACTTATATACTCCTGGATGGTCACTCTCCAGATACCGTTCGAATGTGAGCGATGGAATCTTAATCGGCTGATAACGCTGATTCGGGTTTGTTCCATCAATAACAACCCAAACAAGAAGAAACTTTCACAAGACGAGGTTGCTCGGCAGTATCGTGAGATAAACGCCAAGCGACGAGCGGAGGCCGCTAAAAGGGGGTTCTAGCTGATGCTGTATGTAACCTCGAAAGGGGACTTCAGTAAAACTCAGAAGTTCTTGGCGAAACTCGCGCGCCCTAATATCATCGAGAGACTCAAAGCGTATGGTTCAATGGGTGTGGACGCGTTGTCTGCGGCTACCCCAAAGGACTCTGGAAAGACTGCGGGATCCTGGGGGTATGAGGTTAAGCAGTCAGGGAAGACTTACTCGATCGTATGGACCAACACAAACGTGGTGCAAGGCGTTCCCATCGCGGTGATTCTCCAGTACGGTCATGGCACCGGGACTGGTGGGTATGTGAAAGGGCGCGATTACATCAATCCGGCAATTCAGCCAATAATGAGCCGGATAGCGGAAGACGTCTGGAAGGTGGTGTCGTCAGTTGAGTAAGATTGAAGACCGCGTAGTCGCAATGAAGTTCGACAACAAGCAGTTCGAACAAGGCATTGCGCAAACCAGTGCGTCGTTGGCTAAGTTCAATCAGTCTCTGAACTTTGACAAAGCAGCAGCATCCGCGGACAAGCTCGGTAATGTCAAAATGGAAGGCATTCGTGGGGCGCTGGATACTATCAAAGAGAAGTTCAGCGCTCTCGATGTCGTGGCGATTACCGCGCTCACGAACGTGACAAACAAGGCGATTGACGCTGGCGGCCGAATTCTCAAGGCTCTGACTCTCGACCCCATTATGGATGGTTTCCGGGAGTACGAAACCCAAATGGGTGCAGTCCAGACTATTCTGGCGAACACCCTGAAAGAGGGAACGAACGTCCAGACGGTCAACAAATACCTGGACGATCTGAACACGTACGCTGACAAAACCATATACAACTTCACCGAGATGACCAAGAACATCGGAACGTTCACTGCGGCCGGTGTCAAGCTTGAGCCAGCAACAAAGGCCATCAAGGGCATTGCAAACCTGGCAGCTCTTTCAGGATCGAACAGCCAGCAGGCCTCGACGGCAATGTATCAGCTTTCCCAGGCGCTCGCCGCGGGCCGGGTAGGTCTTCAGGACTGGAACTCGGTAGTCAACGCTGGTATGGGCGGTGAGCAGTTCCAGAATCTGCTGAAAGACACCGCACTTGCTATGGGCGCGGTCGATAAGCTAGATAAGAAGTCCAAAAACCTGTTCAAGAACGGGTCTTTCCGAGACTCACTGAAGAGCGGTTGGCTTTCTTCAGATGTCTTGACTCAGGCCCTGGACGTCATGACAGGCTCCATGACCAAGGCCGATTTGATGGCCAAGGGCTTTACAGAATCCCAGGCAGAGTATTATGAGAAGCTTGGGCAGACAGCATTCAAGGCGGCAACCGAGGTCAAGACCGCCACGCAGCTGTTTGACACGCTGAAAGAAGCTGTTGGATCCGGGTGGGCGCAGTCGTTCCGGATCATTTTGGGCGACTTCGAGGAAGCCAAGGAGCTTTTCACCTGGCTCAATAATTACTTCTCCCCTGTGATTGACGGGATGAGTAATGCCAGAAACCTGATGCTCCAGACGTGGAAGGACGCAGGGGGACGGACCGCGATGGTCCAGACCCTGAAGAATATTCTGGAGGGCATCGGGAATATTCTAGGCCCCATCCAGAACGCCTGGCAGACTGTATTTCCGCCTGCCAAAGCGGGTGAGGCGCTGGCCGGCATATCCAAGGCGCTTGAGTACCTCACGTCGAAGCTGAAGCCCAGTGGTGAGACCGCGGAAAAGCTCCAGCGCATATTTACAGGGCTATTCTCCATTCTCGGCATAGTCAGTGATCTTGTTGGAGCGGTTGGCCAGGCGTTTGGTGCGTTCCTTCGTGAGATAATTGATCTGTTGCCAAAGGGGCACGGCGGCATCCTTGAGTGGATCGCAGGTCTTGCCGACTGGGTCACCAATCTTCGTAATAGTATTCGTGAGGGCGATGTCTTCATGAATGCGATACGTGGAGCCCGGCAGGCGATCGTGGACTTTGGTACAGCCGCGATGGAGAAGCTTGCTCCTGTGGCTGAAGCACTTGGTGCATTTTTCTCGTCGACCTCCGGCAAGTTTGCTGCCTTGAAGGATGACCTGATTCCCAAAGCCCAAGAAACAGTCGAGGGCGTCAACGCACAGCTTGCAAAGATTGGAAGCGATACTGCTCAAGGAGCCGAAGGTTTCAAGAACGAAACCCTTGAGCGGGTCTCAGCCTTTGCTGGAAAAGTTCAGAGTATCGCGGAAAAGATCGGCGCGTGGCTTCAGAAGGCTTGGGAAAAGGTCAAAGAGTTTGGCGGCCACCTAGCGAACTTCTTCAAGAGTGGGGATAAGGAACTGGGCATGAACCAGTTTCTGGCCGCGCTTAACCTAACCATGGGCGCTGGTATCGGGGCTATGCTTATCGCGCTCGTGCACAACCTTGCCGGTGTGACCAGGAAGGTCAAGAAAGGAATCGGCGAAGTCAGTGACATCGTCAAGAAGTTCGGCGCGGTAATGGATGCGGTCAAAGACCACCTCAAGGCGCTTACGGGCGAGGTGAAGGCTAGGACGCTTCTGCTTATTGCGGCTGCGCTTGGCGTACTTGCGGCGTCTGTGGCCCTGCTCGCCATGGTGGACCCAGTCAAGCTTACTGTCGGGCTTACTGCTATATCTGTGCTCCTGGCCGAGGTGTTCGGAATGATGGCCTGGTACAGTAAGTTCAACAAGGACAATGGTCTTGGCGGACTCGCTCAAGCCGCAGTCGGAATGATTCTCATGGCTACGGCTATAACAATCTTGGCCGGAGCAGTTCGAAAGATGGGCGAGCTGGACTGGTGGACCCTTACCAAGGGGCTTCTGGCGACGAAATCGCTACTCAAGGCCTTGACAAAGGTCATGAAGGACATGGTCCGAAACACCAAAGGCATGGCGACTGGTGCCGCGGCGCTTGTCATATTTGGTGTGGCGATCCGGGTGCTAGCAGAGTCAGTCAAGGTTCTCGGCAATATGAAGCTCGGCGCTCTGGCTAAGGGGATGATTGCGTTTACCGCTATCCTGACACTCGTGTTGGCATTTGTGGAGAACTTTGACTCTCAGATGAGCATGGAGGCGGGCGTAGCCATCACGGCGCTAGCTCTCGGGATTCTTATAATGGTCAAGGCCGTGGAGAAGTTTGGCGGCATGGACCTAGGAGTTCTGACCCAGGGGCTTATATCAGTGACTGCGTTGCTCGTGGCACTCGGAGCCTTTATCCGGATAGCTGGAAATGGTAAGGCAGCCGCCCAGTCTGGACTTGCTATTCTAGCTTTGGCCGTCTCCATGGAGCGCCTGGCGGATGCAGTGGAGCGTTTCGGGACAATGGATCCTGACGTGATCAAGCAGGGTTTGATCTCGCTAATGATTGTCATGTTGGCGGTTGGCGGCACCCTTGAGAGACTCAAGAAGAAGGCTCTTTACGGCGGCGCAGGTTTCGCATTGGTGGCGGTTGGTGTTCTGGCTGTGGCCCACGCAGTCAAGACCCTCGGCGAGATGGATGTGGACAAAGTTACAGTTGGTGTGACCGCATTGACTGTTATGCTCATGTCTATGTCGCTTGCGCTGGCGATCATGGCCAAGACCAAGGTGAAGCCCGGTGCGGCAGCGGCTTTGATTTTGCTCGCTACTGCGCTCGGTATGCTTGTCCCAACGATCCTATTGCTCGGAGCTGCTGGGTGGGTTACGGTCACAATTGGGATCATTGCTCTAGTGGCAGCTCTTGCGATTCTCGGCGGGGCGGCCAAGCTTCTCGAGCCAGTGATCCCAGCGATGACCGCTCTCGCCTTGGCCTTGATGGGCTTCGCAGCGGCTGTAGCAATCGCTGGAGCAGGCATAACACTTCTGGCAATTGGCCTAGGGATGCTTGGCGTTTCTGGAGCTGCGGGGCTGTCAGTCCTCACCGCAGCAATAACCAGCCTGATCTCGATGATCCCATACCTGATGGAACAGTTGGGTATGGGACTTGTCAAAATAGCAGAAGTCATCATCAACAACCAGGAGCCAATTCGTGGCGCGATGGCGACTCTCATTGGCGCTCTTATCAACGCCATCACTGAGAACATCCCACGGCTCATTGAGCTGGCGGTGGTGGCTATCGAGTCGATGTGTGACGCTCTCATTCGGACTGTTCCGAAGATCGTGGACACGGCGTTGAAACTCGTTGTGGCATTCCTGACTTCTTTGCGAGACAACATTGGCAAGATCGTGGATGTCGCATCACAAGCGATTTACAACTTCCTGAAAGCGCTTGCTGATAACATCGGTCGAATCATTGATGGTGCGTTTAAATTCGCTATAGCGTTCATCAATGGTCTTGCAAAAGCAATCGATGAGAACCACAACACGCTGTTCGAGGCCATTGGCCGGCTCGTGAAGGCTATATTCAAGGCGTTGGTTGATGGTGTCGGCGCGGGGCTGAATGGTATCCGTGATGTGCTCCTCGGTATCGGTAAGGCTATCGTTGACGGGATCTGGAAGGGGATCTCCGGAGCCGCTGGGTGGTTCAAGCGCAAAGTCGAAGATTTCTTTGGCGGCATCGTCAACGGGGTCAAGGGCGTTCTCGGGATCAAGTCTCCGTCCAGGGTATTTGCCGAGATAGGTGGCTACGCCATCCAAGGCTTTAGTAAGGGCTTTGAGGACGGCGCTCCTGGCGCGCAGGACACCGTTAACGGAGTTTCTCAAGAGCTTGTGGACGCCGTCAACGAATGCTTCCGAGGCATGAGCTTTGACGATATAGATCTTACGATGCGCCCTGAAATCACTCCGGTACTCAATCTCGATGATGTCCGTAAAGATGCTAAAACATTGAGCTCGGTGTTTGGGACCACCCCAATACCGGTCAATGCTCGTAACGCCCAGTATGAATACGGCCGCACACAAGCACCCCCGCCAGAGCCCCACAAGAGTGAAGAGCCAGTTTCCAAAGTGACTAATGTTCACTTTGAGCAGCACAATCATTCTCCAGAGTCTCTGGACGCTATGACCATCTACCGGAACACTCAGAATCAGCTTCGGCAAATTAGAGAAGCCGATCTCGAGCTTCAACTCTAAGTAAAGGAGGACCGATGATCCGCGGTGTCTCTATCAAAAACCCATCAGGGGAAGAGTATACATACGAACTCGGCAAGCCCTATGATACCGGCGTATGTGTCAACGACATCGCGGGTCTCGGCCCGCCGAAAGCTGATCTCACGGTTCAGAGCGTCTACAACATGGACGGCGGACGATTCAGTGTAGCACGGGCTCAGACGAGAAATATAGTTCTATCCCTTGAGATGGTCGGGGACAATCCTCCAGCTGCTCGGCGTCTCATTTACAGGGCATTTCCGATCAAAGAACTTGTTCGGATGCAGTTCCTGACGGACGCTTCTGTTTACGAGGCCCGAGGGTATGTGGAGTCTGTGACCCCGAACATATTCTCAGACAAAGAGTCGGTACAGGTCTCTGTTATTTGCCCGCAGCCATTCTTGACTGAGAAAAACTCATTCGAGACTGGGCGAGGATTCTTTACGGTTTCTGGAGGCTTTCAGTTCCCATTCACAAACGCGATCAATAAGGCGGAACTGCAATTCGGCGACCAACAGCGCAGCTCGAGCTTTACAGTGAACTACCCTGGCGAAATAGTAACAGGCTGCCGGTTCGAACTCCCCATGCTTGAAACTCCAGGCATTGTATCTATATACAATCACTCTCGTGGCACCGTACTCCAGATCGATATGGATTTGTATGCGGCCATAGATCAGAAAACCATCACAAGAGGTTATACGTTGGAGGTTGACAGCCGTCCTGATTCTTTCGGGGCCAGAGTGAAGCGCCCAGACGGGACTATATTCCAGGCATCTGGAATGGTGACGACGAACAGCGTTTGGCCTAAGCTCCAGCCTGGCCCGAATGATCTTGAGATCTATACCAGCAAATCGCGAATGGTCAATGTGTTCGACGGAGCGGTTGTATACTACAGCCCATTGTATATGGGGGTATAATGTATCTGGAAAGCGTACGAGTCTACAACAACGATCTGGTAGCCGTTGACGCCGTCACTGGCTGGTCTAGTGTTGTATGGACGGAGCGATACCAAGATTTCGGAGAATTCGAGATTCGAATCCCTGACGCAAGGGCTGATATCCAGAGCTATAAGGACCGATTCTTCGACAACATTCTACAGATCCCATATTCCAATGAATCAATGATCGTGGAAGAAATTACATATGAGGGCGGAAGAACGACACCAGCAGTATATTTGAGGGGGCGAGATGCTAAGAGCCTCCTCCAGCGCAGGGTCCTTGCCGCTACCCAGGTGATTCCGATGGGGCCATCCACCAGGGAGATAGTCCTGCAAGCCTTTAACGACGAGGTGGCTAACCCGTCAGAAAAAGGCCGAGAAATGAAATATCTCGCATTGGATGATCCCTCCTCGTGGAGCGTGCACCATCTGGACTATGACCCTGATGGCAAATCGCTCTGGGACCTTTTCCTGTATTGTGCTCAGACATATTATTGCGGGCTTCGATCTTACATGCAAGGCAGGAAGATTCGATATCAGTGGTGGAAGCCTCGGGATCGAACTGGCGCCAACAAAACATATCCTGTGCTGTTCTCGGAGGATCTTGGGTCTCTCTCCAATATAGTTTACCGCCGGCAGAGTCGCACCTATCGAACTTCGGCATACGTTCATATTCAGGTCGGCGAAAATCAGTCTAGCCTCTCCCGATACGCCACGGACGTTTCCAACCGATTCGGTCAAGGAATGAACCGTCGTGAAATGTGGGTGTCCCCCGGGTGGAACTACACGCCAAAAAACGCGAATGGGTTGGCGGGGGTCCTGGCTCCATACGGCCGCACGGCGCTTCATCAGCACTCCCTCGCTGATGAGATCTCAGGCGAGGTCTTGCGGCACGACATGTATGAATATGGATTCGACAAGGACTTCTTTCTCGGGGATCTGGTGGCCGTCGAGGTTGCTGGTAAAAGATCTCGCGCAAGGGTCAAAGAGTATACTCATTCATGGACGATCGATCAAGGGTATCGGGCGTATCCGATTCTGGACGCGTCGCCAATCATGGAGAACTATTTCTAAGGAGGTTGTATGGCTGTAACATCGGGTTTTTTCAACTCGTCAAGCGGCGATCGACGATATACGGCGGAACAATTTGGTACGCTGTTTGAGGGCATCATCACGGATGGAGTCTTCTCTGGCGTCGGGCAGGCCCTCAGGGTCGAAGCCAACGGCTCTACCGTTCGAATCGGATCTGGGCGAGCTTGGTGCCAGGGAACGTGGCTCAACAACGACGGCGAGCTCAGCTTGAGTGCACCAAGCAACTCTCATCCGAACTACTCACGGTATGACGCAGTCGTCTTGGAGTTCAACTGGTCAGAGAGCGTCCGAGCAAACAGCATTAAGTATATTTCTGGAACATCCGCGGCAACACCCAAGCGCCCCGACCTAGTCTTGACAAGCCTTGTACGGCAGATGCCACTGTGTTATATTTTCAGGCCGGCGGGCGCAACGACGGTTCAGCAAGGGCAGATCGAGATGGCTACGGGGACATCTGCGTGCCCTTGGATTACCGGGCCACTCCGAACGTTGGATATTTCCGCGTTCATCAGCAGTGCTAGTAACGCGCTTAACAATGTGACTACGGAAGCGACGAATACCAGTAAAGAGCTTCAGACGCAGCTGACAAAACTTCAGGCCGAGGGCGAAGCACTGAAGAACCGATTCAATCAGTGGATAACCGATACCGAGAAGCTGTTGGGGAATACCCCCAACATGAACGCCATTATCGAGGCCAAAAAGGCGGCCGTTGCGGCGGCAGCGGATGCGAAAACCGCACAGCAGCAGGCCTCCTCCTCTGCAAGCACGGTAGATGGATACAAATCACGGCTGGACTCGGTGGAGACAAATGCCAATAAGGTACCAGCCTTGGAAGGTCGAGTCCAGGTACTCGAGAATTCTCCAGCCGGGTCGGCTCCAGTAGGGGTCAGCCGGAATTACTATGTCCGCCCAGAACGCAGCAAGACCCATACCACCCCGCCAACCGGGTGGTTCCAGGACATCGCCCTTGGTAAGTTCGAGCAGTTCGCCATCGGTGATAAGATCCAAACCTCGATCGGTGGAGAGACCTACACATGGCGTGTGGCGGCGTTTGATTACTTCTACCAGCTGAACGTCCCAAAGCACCATATTGTTCTTGTAGCGGACACGCCCATCTACACAGGAGCGATGAGTACGGAGTCCGTCATGAACGGGTACTCGGAGGACAAGGCCCTTCTCAAGAAATCGAGCCACAATGCTATCACGGCCCTTGCGAGTCAGTATGGGGTATCCGGGTCTGCATTCTGGTTTGACGAGCAGCTGAGTAGCGCAATCAATAGTGATGGTAAGGCTACAAACGACATGACCGTACACACGAGGTTTCTCGATATGACTGAGACTATGGTCTTTGGGCATGCAGCGTGGGGGACTTCGACAAGGTTTGACAGCGGCTCAAGGGACGATCAACTTCCATTGTTCAACCTCCTCCCGGAAACGCGTAAGCTTGTGGGCGGTGCTTATTGGTTGCGCAACTTTTTCAGCTCTCCAGGAACCATCATGATGGGTGTGGACGCCGATGGCCGACCGGATGGGTGGTTAGTGACTGAGTCCAAACACCGACGACCACTCGTTCTTCTGGGGACATAATGGATGTATATGCTGTCATTGAAGGAATCGTGGTTACTCTTGTGCCTATTGTAACTGCACTCACATGCGCTCTCATTGCCTCGGCGGGGTTCTGGGCATTTATCCAGAAGAGAGATGATCAGCGCGATGCAAAGACCAAGCTCCTACTTGGGTTGGCCCATGACCGGATTGTGGATCAGGGGCTCAAGTACATTGAGCGAGGCTGGATCGCCAAAGATGAGTACCATGACCTCAACAAGTATCTCTATGGCCCATATTCTACATTTGGCGGGAATGGGCTTGCAGAGAAGATAATGGCCGAAGTGGCCGAACTTCCAATCCATGGCCGATCAATGGTGATGGAGGTCGACTACCTGAAAGGACACAATAATGAGCGAAACCCAGCAGCACGGCGAGACTATTGAGCTTCCCGATTCGCCCCTCAAGGCGCTGCTCCCTACGGTGGTCTATGACACTCTGAAGTGGGCGAACCTGGTTGTCCTTCCGGCGATTGGCGCCGCGTATACGGGTCTCTCGGCTCTTTGGCACTGGCCTCTGGCCTCTGAGGTGAACGGTACGCTGTTCGTCCTGATGACGCTCTTTGGTGTCATCCTCGGGGTGTCCAAGGTCCACTACAACAAGAACGACCTTGGGATCGACGGGCGAATGCGTCTCGGGGAGAATGCTCTCCTTGAGTTGAAAGAAGCTCCCCAGTCAGGGCAGACCGTCACTCTCAAGGTGAAGTGACCACAAATAGGTAGCTGTCGTACGGTGTACAATGGCTACCTATTTTTTTTGCTCGCATAGCACGCATTGCCTATAATGAACTAGAGAAAGGAACTACCATGCTCAAAAAGCTCAAGCTCGCCCTTCACAACCTCTGCCTCAAGGCCGAAGACTACCTCGCTCGTCAGTGGGAACCAGAGCTGCGAAAGGTTGTCGATGAATTCAATGACCGCCCGATCCGGAACTATTACCGTGCCCGGGCGTATATGGAAGATCGACTCCGAACCGCACGAAATCTCCAATCCATCCGATTGACGAGGTGGATCTCCCGGAATCTCCAGGAGGTCGAGGAGCGATGGGAAGAGCTTGCTCAGAACGTGGAACGAAAGTTCAATAGGCCTGTCTAAGGCCATTACCATAGCCGCAATGGCTATGGTTTTCGCTTTTTCTACAGTTGCTATAATGAAAGGAGATAGAATGAAACTCATTCAGAAAAAGCCCTCCCCGCTTTCACAGCGGATCGAAGACCACCTCGACTACATGTCAGCGCTCGACCCTGCGAGCGAAGAGTATGCTGTCGCGGTCAACCAGCTGTCGGTCCTGGCAGGCGCCAAAGTCGGTATTGAACCGGCCGCGCCACCTGTGGACAAAGCAGCTATTGTCAGCGCAGGATCCTCGCTTGCGGGCATCTTGCTCATCATGAACTTCGAGCGACTCTCAATCATCGCTACGAAAGCATTCGGGCTTATCACGAGAATTCGTATCTGACCCCTCTACACACCCCTACCCACAATGGGTAGGGGTTTCTCTTCGCATATTATACATGTATTATAATGAACTAGAGAAAGGAATCTATCATGCTCAATTCCATCAAGCTTCATGCCTATGCCCTGACCCTTAACGTCTGTGCAAATCATTGGGACTCCCCAATCGCTCGTGGCGTCGCCCTGTCGACCCTGCGGCGGTCCAGGGACCTCCTGAATGATGCCGGACGTCCAGGTCAGGCCGGGCGCTGTGAAGCCATGATGACTGCAATTAATGTCTGCTAGTCGTTGCCTATACCCACAACGGGTATAGGTTTTCGCTTCCGCTACAGCTGTTATAATGAACTAGAGAAAGGAATCAATTATGGACGCCGAACTCAAGCAGCGTGGTATCAAAACCGCTCTCAAGACTCTTGGAGAGTCCCGCCGCATGTTCAAGATCGTCAAGTCGCCTACCCCGGGCGAATACCAGACTATCGCTGCGGACTTCAATGAAGACGCTTTGCGGAACCTGTACAAGGTCCCCAAGTATCTTCATGGAAAGTACCGAATGATCGTCGCAGGTATTGCTCACTGGCTTGCCGACCTTGAAGATAGCTGGTACCTCCTCGAGGAGAGCGAGGCCGCCTGCTGGAGCAAGATCGTCTACGCCGCATCGGCTAGACTCCGATCCTGAAACCACCCCTACCCACAATGGGTAGGGTTCTTTCTCTTCGCATATTATACAGGTGCTATAATGAACTAGAGAAAGGAATTAGAAATGTTCGAAATCATCCTCCTTGTCCTTGTCGTTGCGATTTTCGTTGCATTCTGGCAGCTCCTCCCATACCTGGGAATTGCCTGGATCGCAAAGGTCGTTCTCGACTTTGTTCGAGGATTGAAGAGAAACTGATCACCTCTACCCCCTCCCCCCTACCCACAATGGGTAGGGTTCTTTCTCTTCGCATATTATACAGGTGCTATAATGAACTAGAGAAAGGAACCCATCATGCTTACCTTCATCACCATCATTGCCATCTTCGCCATTTCGATTGGTGCGGTACTGGCTACTGCTGGCGCGTGGGAGCACCCCGAAACCCTCTGACCGTTTACCCCTACCCACAATGGGTAGGGTTATATTTTTAACACAAGGAGAAGCAATGATCATCTTGTCAGGCGGAAGCTGTGCAGGTAAGACCACCCTTGCACGAGCACTGAGTAATATCGGATGGGCCTGGGTCCGGTCTGTAACCACCAGACCACCAAGGCCATATTCGACCGATGAGTATTCGGCGTATCTGTCAAACCGGGAGTTTCTTGATCTACAGGATGAAGGGAAAATCATATTCTCTCAGGCCTATCAGACCGAGGAAGGTATCTGGCGATACGGGGTTCCTATTGGATCGTTCAACCGCTACAGAAGGGACCCATATGCAGTCTGCATACTGGATCCAATTTGCGCGGCCCAGTACTTTTATAGTGCTAGCCATATGCTGGATAAAGGAATGGTCTTCTGGTACCTCCGAGTTCCAGAAGTAATTAGAGCAAAGAGGCTCAGTCTTAGGGGCGATTCAATGGAGCGAATCCGAGCAAGGCTTACCGCCGATGAAAGAGACCTGCAAGCCCTCGAGAATGGGGCATATGACTATGAAGTCGATATTGTGAACTATCTACCAGATGGCGATATTATCGTGGACCTAGAGAGACCTTGCGGTCATCATCAAAGGACCACACTGCCTCGAAAGGAGAAAAAATGAACATCACACTCGTCACTTCAGCACTTCGCCGGAATGCGCCGAGTATCCTCACTGGACTTGCGGTGGGGGGTGTTGTCGGCACAGCTATATTTTCAGCTCAGGCCGGCGTAAAGGCCCATCGTATCATCCTCCACGAGGGGCTTCGAGACAGTCCCTTCCAGGATAAGGTCAAGGCGACTTGGAGGGTATGGATTCCGCCACTGGCGGTTGGGGCGGTTACTGTATCCAGCATTATCGGCGTGCACTCTATTCTTGCAAGACGGGTGGCGGTAGCTGCATCAGCCGCCGCACTCGCCGAGAGTCAGTTCGATGCATACCGCAAGGCTGCTGAGAAGGTTGTTGGCAGTAAGAAAGAGGAAGAGATTCGCGCCGAGGTGCCAAAGTACCGTGGAGGAACCCGGGCAGCAGTTCACGAGGGCGACGTGCTGTGCTTCGAGGCCTATACCGGTAGGTACTTTTCAAGTACGGTCGACAAGATCTGGAGGGCTGTCAACCAGTCAAACAATGAGATCAACAACTACGGCCATGTGGCAGCGAATGATTTCTTCGTAGCTCTTGGCATGGCATCCCTGCATTATGGGGATGACTACGGGTGGAATACAGACCACCTGATCGAACCACTGTTCTCAAGCGGGGTGACTGACGATGGAGAGCCATACTTGGTTCTGGACTATCGCTTCGGCCCCTCTTACAAGTATGATAGGGTCTTCTGATGGCTGAAACTGTGATGTTTGCACTGTGTGACCTCGAGCGGTTGGTGTCGATGTCGTTGACACAGGTCGAGCACTGCCTATACGCCAAGCCAGCGATTCTCCGTCAGGTTGGGCAAAAGTCCTGGGATGAATGCTATCTTCCTCGGGCCGAGAAAGCCTTGAAAGAGGGCGGCAGATACCTTGATCGCGCGATGAATCTTCAGAGCCTGCTCACGAACCCTCAAGAAATTCACACTGCGTCGGTAATGGTCCGCCATATGGGTATACGCTACAAGGACCTCACTCTAAAGCTCGCAAGTGGCGCAGCGCCTATAATGAACTAGAGAAAGGAATCATCATGTTCGTTACGCTTTCCGATGGAACGGTTGTCGAAGCCGAGCCCGTGGAAACTGAATCCTCTGAGAACTCCGAGACCTCTGACTCCAAACCCCGCCTTAGGGACCGAGTGAAGAAGTTCGTCACGGACCACCCCATCATCACTGGTGCTGCCATTAGCACAGTTGTCGGGGTCGTCGTGATGGCCCTCACTCCTCCCAAAAAGGAGGAAGAGGAGTCGGAAGGCCACGACCTCTCTGAGGAGGAAGTGACCGAGCTTGAATCGGCGATTGCCGACCACATCGTCACGAACGAATAACCCCTCTACACACCCCTACCCACAATGGGTAGGGGTTTCTCTTCAATCAAGAAAGGTTATATTTATGATTACAGTTGAGCTTGAAGGTCAGGAACACTACTTTCATCTCGGGACTCGAGATATTCTCGCATTGAGCGACAGGGGCGAAGACCCTGCAAAGTGGTTGGAAAATGTCAAAGGCGAGAACGAAGCAATCAAGTTCTTTGACCTCTTCTCGAAGATCGTCAAGCATTCCTACGGTGTTGTGGACGAGGATGGGGTGTTCACTCACGACCCGAAGGCTACTGCCAAGTTCATGACAAGTGACGAGTTCGACGAGCTCGCTCTTGAGCTTCTGGAAGCACCGAAACGGTTCGTGGCGTTCATCGAGGGTGTCGTCCCCAAAGCGGTTCTGAAGCGTGGCATGTCGCATATGCCGGAGCAGGACAAGAAAGCATGGGAGGATGCCAAGTCGCATCTCGAACAGCGCCTATAATGAACTAGAGAAAGGAAAGAGAATGTCCCTCAAAGACAGCCGTCGTTTCCGACAGGTCAAGAAAGCCCTTGGGTTTTCATCCTCTGTAGGCGGCAGCCTCGTTGCCCATTGCGCCCTGTCCCTCGTCCCCCTGCCTGCACAGTTGCCACTGCGTGTCCTGTGTTTCCTCGGTGGCGTGGGACTTGGCGCTTATGCGGCTGACAAAGCTCGCCAAGGGATGGAAACCCAGTGTGACCTGGTCGCAGACGCCGTCGACTCCATCAAAGAGACCCCCTAACCCCCTCTACACACCCCTACCCACAATGGGTAGGGGTTTCTCTTCAATCAAGAAAGGAATAATCAAATGAACGCAATCGACCTCATCGACGGATACATCAACAACGCAAGTCTCTGGCTTGAGGGTCTTGCCACGCACCGCAGCGAAGTGGACTTCAATACCGCAATGGAGCACTCCGAGCGGTACCTCAAGCTGGCCAAATTCCTCGCAGATGTCTATGATATCACGGATCCGCGTCTCGAGGACAACATTGCTCGCTGGAGTGATCTTGCTGCCTGTGAGGGGTGGACTCACATCGTATCCTATGGTTTCGAGCATGAGGTTGTCGGCGCGAATGGCTGAAATCGACCTCCCAGAAGGGAACTCGTACCGAAGCAAGGCTAAACCTCCAGAGCCTCGAGTGGAGATGGTGGCGCGGGGGCGCATCTCAGAGAGTCCTATACGCCGAATCCGGGAATCTATATTTGAGACTTCCGGGAAGCAGCTCATGGAGTTTGTCGTCTTTGATGTGCTTGTCCCGCAGGTAAAAGAGGGATTGAGCTCCATCGTCGATCGAGTACTCTACGGCGAAGGGCGAGGCCACCGGGTGACCCCCTACCGCAAGGCCCAAAGCTACGTCAACTACAGCCGGGCTTCAACGGATGGCTCTGTGCGAGATCCGAAGCGGAATCTAGACACTCGAAAGAGGGTGAACCACGATTTCCGTGACATCACTTTCGATGACCGTTCGGAAGCGGAGCTCATCCTGGAGCGTCTCGGAGACTGCATCGAAGAGTACGATGTAGCAACAGTTGGTGATTTCTATGCGGCCGCAGGGATCACCGCAGATTACACAGACCAGAACTGGGGCTGGACGTCACTGCGAGATGCTTGTGTCCGCCGAACCAGGGCTGGTTATATCCTGGATCTTCCCCGCCCAGAGCGGGTGGATCCGTAACACATATTTAAGAAAGAGAAACCATCATGCGCAATACGATCAATGTCAAGTCCCGCCACGAAATCAAGAAGTTCTTTGCGTCACTGAAGACCCTTCATCCCCGGCAAGCTCTCATTCTGCATTTCCGGCACCCAAAGGGACTGGGGCAGACTATAGCTACTCAGGCCCGACGAATCGCCAAGCGAGTGGATGGGTGGATCTCCGGGGCATATGAATGGAACAGCCGGGAGACTACTGTGGTGCTCGGAAAACCTTGGGTGGTAGACCGCCTCATCGGTCGACCTGGGGATGTCTACATTTCGAGTATCGAAGGCCGAAACCCCATGTATTACCTGTTCTACATGGAGCCAGTCTGGCATGGTCTTGCGCGTGCTGAGGCGTACCTCACCCAGTATCCGCCAAAGCACCAAGATCATATCACAACAAGAGTTGACTCGTCCCGACTCCAAGAATTCATTCGCCGAATCCCGGAGATTTTTGAAAAGTATACGCAGTACGATTGGGCAGTGAGTGTTGTTCCAGGCGGGGACGATGCCGCTTTTGTCGAAATCATCGTGAAGAAGGAGAAGTGAAAATGTACCCTCGAATCAAGTTCCAGAACAAGAAGGAATTCGATGCCTACATGTGGCGGGCAACATATGGATTCACGGGGAGGCAATTCGAAGCGGGGCTGATGAATCTTCACGTCCGCCCTGAGTGGCGAGATGCCCTGCGGTCTTATATGGACGTCTGGGAAGAAGAGTCCGAACTCGACGCTCAGAAAATCCGGTGGTGGAATCAGTACAGTTGCACCGTGGGCGTTGGTCCTGAATGGTTCCTCGACTACGCCACTAAGAAGGGTGTGGTCAAGCGCCTTCGAGAAGAGACAAAGCTTCACCATGATGTTTATTTCCGCTCCCACATCGCCCCCGTGCAGAGCAAGCTGGAGTGGACTCTCAACGGTATGATGAGGAAGTTGGACATCGACAACATGTTTGAGGTGGTGTCGGTGACAAACGAGCTTCTCCCAGAATTCCTGTCCGACCTTCCGGTCATTCGAGAAGAAGAATCGGAGATCATGTGGACCATCAGCACATTTCGATCGTACTCGATGGTTTACGTCTGGATGCATCGGGATCATTTCGAAGAGGATGAGGTGGATGACTGATGCGCCACCACAATCAGTATACGACAAGGCAGGACAACTTGATTAGTTTGATGCTTGGTGGCATAGGACATCACCGAATTCTGCCAAAGCGCGTAGGGGACAAGATGCATATCACAACGTACTCCAAGATCGACATCGATGACTTCGAAGAGTCATGGGGCATTCCGCATATTTGTCCTGACATGCACAGTAGACAGATTCCACATCCCCGAGGCGAGCGTCTGCTTGATACACTCAAGGCTTATAGCAACCGTCTCGAACAGGGGAGGGCTCACTCGGTCACCATTGGGTGCCCAAAAAAAGACGTCGAGTTTGTACAGAACGAGCTCCTGCATATGATACCATTCGGCAAGAGAGGCCGTATTTGGGTTCAGCCATGTGGGGCGTTTGACTGGAACCACCTGATGCTGGTGGTGGTTCCCAAGTGAAATTTCGAGAGCTTATAGCTCGACTCCCGGAAAGGGCCCTGGACTTTGAGGTGCGACTCCTTGAGGTCCGGGGTCTTTCCGCGGACAACGGTGTAGAATACTATCGCCTCCTTTACGAGGGGGCCCTTGCCGGGAAGATCGAGCACTATATAGATTATGGATGGAAACATGGAACGTATTTGGACACTGAGTGAGCTCAACGCAGTTCGCGAGAAGAGGCCGTACACCACCTATGGTGGATGGAGTGAGCAGAAGCCAGCCTTCGGCACCCTTGGTAGGTTCATGCCCGAAATGACCCGCCTTACAGAGGACGGCGAAACCTATGAGCTGAACTTCCGGTTTGACCGAGCCGCGTATCAGATAATGCGGGACCTCGGGGCAGACCACCGTACAGCGGTCGATAAGTCACTTCTCTGCCCTGCATGGTGCGGGAAGAAGAATGCTGCCACAAAGGGCCAAACTTGGCAGTTCGACATGCAGGTGGCGGATGATCCCGATATCGAGCTTGTTGCCATGCTCTGGCCTGAAAGGGACTCAGATTGGCCAGATGGCGAAGTCAATATTGTTGAGGGAAAGATGGGCAAAGATATTATGCTCACCAACCTTCACTGGAAAGACCCTGAGACGGGTGAGGCTATGCACGCCCCGCTCGATGTCGAGATGCGCCCGCAGTGGCTCAATCGGTATGCTCTTCGGATCAAGCCCAATGTAGTCCTGTGGTATATCAATGGATGGGACGAGCGGGTGCTCGAGACACCGTATGCCCCGTATCGGAACCCGGTGCACTTCGTACTTCAAGCCGGAGTGAACGAACATATTCTCGAGCGGATGGGCGAAAACCCGATCGAGGACGGATTCGAATGGGAACGAACCATTCTGTTCCGCCCCGTTAACTTCCCAGGAATCCACTACCAATTCAAGTAATATAATAAGATATGGAGAATCATATTATGGATATCAACCCGAACATCATGCCCAAGAAGCTCGCCGTGGACGAGCCTGTTGTTATGAAAGATGATGCCGTTACCAAAGACATCATCAAAGAGTTGACCTTCGTTATCGACGAATTCGACGAATCAGACTTCCTGGCCTCGCTCAAGCTGTTCGTGGCTATTCGCCAGCGGGACGTGCCGCGTCTGAAGCAGTGGTTCAAGGCGAACTTCGCGTCACGCGGATTCGTCACGTTCTTTAAGGAAGATGGTCAGCTCTTCCTGAAACTCAAAGTTGATAAGGACTTCGCCGACCCGAATGAGGAGAATTGATATGTGGTCCAAAATTGCAACCACCGCGGCCAATAGTGCTGCGGTTCTCAAGCGCTTCGCCCCTGAAATCATGGTAGGTGCTGGAATTGTTGGAGGCGTTGCCGCCGCTGTTATGGCATGCAAGGCATCGCCAAAGGCCGCTCGTCTCAGGGAGGAACTGGCTTCCGATCTCGAGAGCCTTCAGGCCGCACAGGAGGAAATCGCGCAGTCGGACAAGGCTGAAGAATACACGGAGCAGGACGCTCGGATGGACGTGGTCCGGACTTATGCCGCGTATGCGGGAAAATTGATCCGCCTGTACGGACCTGCCGTTCTGGTTGGCATTGGTGCCATTGCATCGATTCTTGGCGGATGTGGTATCCTGCGAGGTCGAGTCGTGGCACTTGGTGCGGCACTGACCGCCTCGGACAGGGCGTATGATATTTACCGCTCCCGTGTCCGCGATCGATTTGGTGAGGATGTGGACAACGAGCTCAAGTATGGGCTGTCAACGTCCAAGGTTACCGTCAAGCATGAAGACGGGACTAAGGAAAAGATTATCACTCAGTCGCTCCCTGACGAGGAAGCTGTCGCTACTGGCGCGTCCCAGTATGCGCGGGTGTTCGATGCCAGCAACCCGAATTGGAGCCCTGACAAGTCTGTGTCCCTGTTGTTCCTCCAGGCCCAGCAGACCTATATGAATAACCTGCTTAACTCGAGGGGGCACGTTCTCTTGAACGAGGTGTATGACGCACTCGGGCTGCCTCGTACCTCGGAGGGATGCCTTGTGGGTTGGATGAAAGCCCCCGCTGACCCAATAGCAGCAGCTGCTTATGGCCTTCCGGTTGGAGATGGTTTCATCGATTTCGGCGTCTTCGGAAATGAAGGTCGAGGGGCTCGAGACTTCATGTCCAGCTGGGACGACAAGATCCTCCTCGACTTCAATGTCGATGGGGTCGTCTTCGACAAGATCTGAGATGTGCCATGATTGAGAGACTCGCTATATTTGTTGGGGGTGTTCTTCTCGGCGGATTCGGCGGATTCCTTGCTGGGAAGAGCCTTGAGAAGCGTCAGCGTGAGGAAATCGTCCAGGCGGAAGTCAACGAATTCAAGGAGGCCTGGAAGAAGGCCCACGCTGGAAAGAAAGAGAAGGCCGAAAAGACCTTTAATGGTAAAACAGAAACTGAACTGACAGAGGAGGTGAGGGCAGCCCAGGAAGAGCTCTTCGTAATTGCAGAAGAGTCGGGATACAACCCCACTCCTCAAGATGCGAAGACGGTCTTTGTGCCGGAGCATGAGGGTGATATTTTCGCGATAACCATCGCAGAGTACACCACAAGCCCGTACAGGACCACAGAGCTGTCATATTATGTCCACGACGATGTTCTTGCGGCCTCGAATGGCCAGGTGGTCACTGACCCAGAAGGCGTGGTTGGTGATTGGCTGGACTCGCTGAGGCCGGATGAGCCACTCTATATCCGCAATGAGATCCTCGAAGCGGATTACGAAGTGACATGGGTGGATGACAGTTATGAACGCGCGGTTCTGCACGTTCGAGACAAAACGCCTGAGCTCCCGTTTGATGATGAGGACTGATGACTCATATTTCGAGTGGCTATATGCCCGGCTAGTTCCTGGACGGAATAGTAACCCAAAGCGGTCTCGTCGATGCTTGCTGGAAGCTCTTATGCGCAAAGAGTTTGTTCCGGTGCTCGACGATGATCGTAACCGAGCAGATACCATATCCGAACTTCGGTTCCAGTTCGAGGAAAGTGAGGGCGGTCTTGTCGACGGGCCGCCCTCCGTGCTGGAGGTTATATTCAGTCTCGCCGAGCAGGCCGAATTCTGGGCTGCTGGATCTGGAAATGACCAGGGTGTGCGAGCATGGTTCTGGGAGTTTCTTGGCAATCTCGGGGTCGATTCATTCGACGACGAGGAATGGTATGGAATCAACGCCAAAGGTTTTACAGCTGACCGTATTGACGACTGGCTGCTACGTGACTATGATTACGATGGTTCTGGCGGGTTGTTTCCTCTCCGAGACCCGTCATGCGACCAGCGATTCTCAGATCTCTGGACTCAGCTTGGTGACTACGTCATGGAGCAGACCGATATCCTGTAAGGAGGGGCTATGGACTTCTTCCGAGTCGTCGAAAGGCGACGTAAGGAGCAGGGAAAAGAAGTAATCACTGTGCGACCTGAGTTCCTTGTGGGGAAACATCGAGACCTCATGATCCGTGGCGGAAGCTTCTATGCGGTATGGGACCAGGAGCGAGGCCTGTGGTCCGATAGCGAGTATGACGTTGCCTCACTGATCGACCGTGAGTTGTTCAAGTACCGAGAACGGATGACTATAGACCCTGCTATGAAGGTCCGCGTCGCCTCCCTAAAGGGGTTTGATTCACGTTCCTGGCAGGACTACAAGACCTGGACTCGGAGTCTTCCGGATCATTTTGAGCCTCTGAACACCAAGCTCAAATGGTCAAACCAGGAGGTAACTCGGGAAGATTACATCACACGTCAACTGGACTATCCTCTCGAAGAAGCTTCTTGCGAGGCGTATGACGAGATGATGGCTGTTCTGTACTCCAAGCCGGAGCGGGATAAGATCGAGTGGGCTATTGGCTCAATCATCGCGGGGGACTCTGTAGAGCTCCAGAAGTTCCTCGTGTTGTTTGGGGCCAGTGGCACAGGTAAGTCCACAGTCCTTGAGATTGTGGAGATGCTGTTCGAGGGGCATATTCAGCCGTTCGATGCAAGGGCTCTGGGGACCGCATCGTCACAGTTCGCACTGGAAGCGTTCAGGTCGAACCCGATCGTAGCTATTCAGCATGACGGGGATTTGTCCCGCATCGAGGACAACACCCGGCTGAACTCGATAATCGGTCATGACCGAATGCTCATGAATGAGAAGGGTAAGAGCCAGTACTGGTTCAAGCCCATCTCATTTTTGATGGTCGGCTCGAATAGTCCTGTGAAGATCACTGACGCCAAGTCTGGCATTCTTCGCAGGTTGATCGATGTATCCCCGACTGGAGAACTCCTGGATATCGATCGGTACTTCCAGCTCAAGGCCCGCTTGCCGTTCGAATTGAGCGGAATTGCTTGGCGATGCCTTCAGGTGTACAAGAGTCTTGGAAAGCACTACTATCAGGCGTACCGTCCGGTGGCCATGATGCGGCGCACAAATGATCTATTCGGCTTCGTCAACGACTCCCTGTTAGAGCTTGACGGATGTCCTCATATTACTCTGACTAGGGCTTATGCTCTGTACAAAGAGTATGTGGAGGATGCTGGTCTGAAATTCCTGATGCCTCGGCGAGTATTTGCTGAGGAACTGAAGGAGTACTTCCAGGACTTCAAGGAGCGAGCCGCAGTCGATGGCGTAAAACTGAGAAATGTATATTTTCAGCTGGATCATTCCAAACTGGAGCAGCATGAGGTAAAGAACTCACCAGGGCCCAAAGTAAAGCCACTTGTGTTGATAGAGACTGAGAGTCTCCTTGACAAGATGTTGGCCAAATGTCCGGCACAGTATGATAACGGTGCAGGAGCCCCAAAAGAGCCATGGTCCAAGGTCTCAACCACTCTTGCGGGCATTGATACGTCGCAAGTGCACTATGTGCGAGTACCGGAAAATCATATCGTCATCGATTTCGATATCAAGAATTCTGGTGGCGAAAAAGATCCATCAGCAAACCTGACCGCTGCTGCGGAATGGCCTCCGACATATGCGGAGTTCAGCAAGTCCGGCGGCGGGGTCCACTTGCATTATATTTACGAGGGGCCGTTGGAGAACCTGGCCAAAGATTACGCTCCTGGTGTAGAGGTGAAGGTGTTCCGCGGTAAAGCCGCCCTGAGAAGGAGAGTGAGCTATTGCAATGACACACCGGTTGCGATTCTGCATGGGGGGCTGCCCAGAAAGGAGGCGCCTGTGATTGACCACAATACCATGATGTCGGAGCGAGGCCTTCGGGACTTGATCGAGCGAAACCTTAGGAAGGAGATTCATCCTGGAACCAAACCATCTGTCGACTTCATACGAAAGATCCTGGATGATGCGTACAAATCCGGGATGGAGTATGATGTTTCGGACATGGAGCCTCGAGTAATCCTGTTCGCTTCAAGAAGCTCCAATCAGGCAGCACTTTGCATGAAGCTCTGCCAGGAAATGAAGTTCAAGAGCGAGCATGACGAACCAGTGCGACCCGTTCCTGAGGATACTCGCAAGGTATATTTCGACTGTGAGGTGTTTCCAAACCTCTTCGTGCTGTGTTGGAAACCCAAGGGCGGCCAAACGGTTGGTATGATCAACCCATCGCCTGCGGAAATTGAGCCACTGCTCAAAACTCGTCTGGTGGGGTTCAACTGCCGAAAGTACGACAACCATATTACCTATGGGGCGTACATGGGGCTGAACAATGCCCAGCTGTATCAGCTCTCGAAGAGGGTTATCGACAATGTGCCAGGGGCGACTTTCAGAGAGGCGTATAACCTGTCATACGCGGATATCTATGACTTTGCGGCCACCAAGAAGTCCCTAAAGAAGTGGGAAATCGACCTTGGAATCCACCATCAGGAACTCGGATTTGACTGGGATCAGCCTGTCCCAGAGGACAAGTGGCATCTCGTGGTGGAATACTGCAAGAACGATGTTGAGGCAACTGAGGCCGTGGACGATCACCTGTCTGCGGATTTCACAGCCAGGCAGCTGTTGGCAGAGCTTGCAGGGATGACGCCCAACGATACAACACAGCGCCTTGCGGCGAAGATCATATTTGAAGGGAATCCTGCGCCTCAGTCGGAGTTTGTGTACACCGATCTCTCGGAGATGTTCCCTGGATACAAGTATGAGTTTGGTAAGAGCACATACCGCGGAGAAGAGACTGGCGAAGGAGGTCTTGTACGAGCTACTCCAGGGATCTACCGAAATGTGAAGGTGTTCGATGTTGAATCAATGCATCCCACGAGCATTGAGCAATTGAACTTGTTCGGTAAGTATACCAAGAACTTCTCAGACCTCAAGGCTGCTCGTGTGGCCATAAAGCATGGAGACTACGACAAGGTTCGGCATATGTTCGGCGGCAAGCTCGTGCCTTATCTGAAAGACGAGTCCTCGGCGAAGGATCTGTCATACGCCTTGAAGATCGTAATCAATAGTGTTTACGGCCTATCAAGTGCCAAGTTCAACAACCCCTTCCGAGACCCTCGAAATGTGGACAATATCGTGGCAAAGCGCGGGGCATTGTTCATGATCGACTTGTGGAAGGCGCTCGAGGATCGTGGTATCCATGTGTTCCATATCAAGACGGACTCTATTAAGATAGAGAACCCGTCAAAAGAAACGGAGGAATTCATCCATGATTTCGGAAAGAAGTACGGTTATAAGTTCGATGTCGAGAACGAATACGACAGGCTGTGTCTTGTCAACGACGCCGTTTATGTCGCGAAAGATCACGAAGGTCAATGGTATGCGACTGGCGCCCAGTTCGCTGAGCCGTATGTCTTCAAGCGGCTCTTTTCCAAAGAAGCCATCAGCTTTGACGACTGCTGCACTCAACGATCCGTTACAACAGCTCTCTACCTCGATATGGGTGGAGATGGGGCGCATGATTATAGATTCATTGGAAAAACTGGACAGTTCACGCCGGTCAAGGCTGGCGGAGGAACTCTACTACGGATAAAAGATGACAAATACTACGCCGTCTCCGGCACCAAAGGATACAGGTGGGTCGAAAGCGAAACAATCCCCACCGACGACCGAGTATCTCTCACGAATGTTGAGCGAAATGTTTTTGAGGAGCTCGTGGATAAAGCGCGGGCCCAAATAGAAAAGTTCGGGGATGCTGAAGCATTTCTGAATGATTGAAACGGATTTGAAAATGGCTATCGTAAAAAACAGATTTGACCTTCGACTTCTCAATCATCTTGTAGAGAAGACCGGGGGCGCAAATGAAGCTATAAATCACTATGCACAACTTGTGACGCCAGCAACTCTTGGGATGATTTATCGTGAAAAATTCCCCATGAGTGATCTGAACGATGACGAATTGTTTGTGATGAAGGACATTGCGAGAACGCTTTCATACTTCGAGGCATTCCAGCAGTGTGACATCTTCTTGACTGGCGAGATGATGGACTGGTACTTTCACTGGTATCACAGGCTGATGAAGACTTACTCTGACGGCATATTCGGTCGTCTTATTGGGTTGACGGAATATACTGTAAAACTCTTCGACTATGTGGAGTATGTTCATGCCGAGGGCTTGGTTGGTTATTATCAGAAAGCCAAAACATTGAAGTTGAACAAATGGGCAGAAGAACTTGAGGCTGAATGGATTAGGAGAAACAAATGAACGCGTTTGAGGCCACACTCCTTGCATACTATACCCTTAGACTGCCAGCCTGCCCAGGGTACGAAAAGGCGGCGAAGTTCGAAGGATTGATGAACTTCGACAACCATATTGCCGCCATCCATAGTCGGGCCACTCGTCTAGTGGGTAGTCAAGACACACTTGACTTGTTCGACACCGCTTGGACCTTGGGTATTATCGATTGGCGTCGTGCGAGTGGATACGCTACTGGACCTGACCTCGGGTCGAAGATCATTGACTTTCTAGAGAGTCTTCCAAAGCAGAATTCGGGCGTGGTCATACCGTTTGTCACCGCCCAAAAACTTATCAAGGAGGTGGCATTCGCTGGCCACACTCCAGAACAGATTATTGCCGATATTCAGCCGAAGTACAAGAACTTGGCCATGGAGGTCGCTATCCAGGGATTCCTTGGCCTACCAAGAATTGGAGAATGAAATGGAAAGACGAGATGTGGTTCTGGCCCATTGGTTGGAATTCCAGAACGGTGACGATCCTAATGCCCATATCCGATCATTTGAGCGGGCATGGCATCATGAAAAGAGCGGCTTTGGACTCAAACGTTTACAAACCTACTGCTGAACTAAAGCGAAAGCTCAAAATCGCAAAAGAAAAGCTATCTCGAAACTAGGAATGAACATGCCAAATAACGCTAAGCACCATATGGAATGCCTTCGGGCTCACTACATGATTCAGACTGGAGTCATTTACTCGCCGAAACTCATGCGTGAGGCTTACGCGCAGTTTAACTACGAAGACCACGCCAAGGCGATCGGCGACAAGCTGATCGAGAGGGGACATACTTCAGAGGACTTGCGAGCAGCTCAGACCATGGCCCTCGGGCTTGGAATTCTTGCATGGGGGCGAGACAACATTGAGGAAGTGACCTACAGCTTTGCTGTGAATGCCACGCTGTTCACAAATCAAGTCATGGCGTGGCTTCGATGGGGGGCTGGAAATGAACCTCCGCGAGGGTGTGTGGATATTCTTCTCCAGCACGTAATATCCGAGGAGAATCCCAAGGCCTCCGTCATTCGAGAAGTTGATTTCCTGTATCACGAGCTTCTGCATCAGGTTACGGGGCTGCTGATTATCGAGGAGTCTAAATGAGCAACAAAATCACGATCCAAGATGCCCGGACGATGTTCCGGAACCTTTCTGGAGCATCTCGTAAGTTCGAAAAGGACGACGGTCTTTTCCTGGACGCACGTAGAGAGCTTACAGTCTGTCTGGATAGGGAACTGGCCGAGGAGCTCATGGAGGAGGGGCTCCCTGTAAAGGTCAAGCCTCCTCGCACTGAGGACGAAGACGAGCAGTTCCGACTCAAAATTGCGGTCCGCATGGAATCGAAGTTCCCACCGACCGTGTATCTTGTGCAGGGACGGCTCAAGACTTTGCTGAACAAAGACACGATTGGACTTCTTGACAAGCTTCGGCCTCTCAAGATCGACCTGCGATTCCGGTATTACGATTGGGAATTGGCCGGGAAAACCGGAGTTAAAGCCGCTCTGGATACGATGTATTTCGTCGCTGAAGAAGACCCATTGGCTGAAGCATACGCCGACTATGAGGAGACAAGATAATGGCGCTTCTGTACAAGCCGATTGAGGCATCCGATGGTAAGCACTACCTGACGTCGTACGACGTATTCCGTCAGAATGGCACTCCTACCAAAGAGGTGGAGGCCAGTCTTGCAGATCCGGAATACAAAACAAAGTCTGGTGTCACATACAAGTATATGGACTACTGGATGACGGCGGACTTCTTTGAAAGTCTCTATCGAAAGAAGTAAATGAACATAGAGTTGAGGCCTGCTCAACTCAAAGCTGCGAACTCCCTGGTGTCCGGCTCCATCCTGTGTGGTGGGGTCGGCACTGGGAAGTCGCGAACCTCACTATTCTTTTTCTTTTGTCGAATTTGCGGAGGCGGAGTAAAAGTGAATGGTGATGGGGAGTATCGGCGGGCAGAGTATCCTGTAGACCTGTATATAATTACCACAGCGCGAAAAAGAGACAGCCTCGAGTGGGAAAAAGAGCTTGCGGATTTTGGACTCGCTCAAAACACGTCTGACACAACTCGAATTCGTGTGGTGGTTGACAGCTGGAACAACATCAAGAAATACACAGACGTTGAGCGTGCGTTCTTCATTTTTGATGAGCAGCGACTTGTTGGATCCGGCACTTGGGTGAGATCGTTCTACAAAATCGCACGAAACAACCGGTGGATCCTGCTAAGTGCTACACCTGGGGATAAATGGCATGACTACATCCCCGTTTTTGTGGCCAATGGGTTCTATCGAAACAAGACGGAATTCGAGCATGAGCACGTCTCGTGGAAGAACTTCCGAAATTACCGCCTGGTGGACCGCTATTTGGGCTGTAGGAAGCTCGAGGTTCTACGGAGACGGCTTCTCGTGGCCATTCCCATAGAGAAGCACACAGAGCGCCACACAGAGCGTCTGAGGGCCTCCTACGACGTCTCAGCATACTTCGAAATTCACAAGAAAAGGTGGAATCCTGAGACGCAAGCGCCCATCAAAAACGCAGGCGAGCTCTGCGGACTGCTCCGAAAGGTGGTTGGGCGAGACTCGTCAAAGATTCGGCACCTTATGGATGTGGTGGAAAAGCGCGGTAAGGCCATTGTGTTCTACAATTATGACTGGGAGCTTGAGATCTTGAGAGGGGCTCTTGCGAGACTTGAGATAACGTTTGCGGAATGGAATGGGCACAAACATGAGCCGATTCCTGAGACTGAGCAGTGGGTATACCTTGTTCAGTACACCGCTGGAGCCGAAGGGTGGAACTGTGTGACTTGTGATACGGTGGTGTTCTTCAGCGATAATTACTCCTACAAAGTCATGGAACAGGCCGCCGGAAGGATCGATCGGATGAACACCCCATTCACAGATTTGTGGTATTATCACATCCGAAGCGACGCCCCGATCGACCGCGCTGTGGCCTCCGCGATACGCCAAAAACGGGCATTTTCGGAGTCAATTTTCGCCAAAAATCAGAGTTAGTTTCCAAGTTGGAAACGGACCACCTGGGTGGTCCACGGACCAGAAAAAGTGGTCCATGGTAAACACGTCGTTAACCTTTTGTTAACCTTTTGTTAACCTTGGACCAAAAAAGTGGTCCATGGACCACCTGGGTGGTCCACTTGAAGTGGACTCTGACTAGGGCTTTTACTTGCAATGGACCACTTTTTACTATATACCCCCTTTTTACTATAGAAGTAAAAAAATAGTAAAAATAGGGTAAATTTTTACCCTCCGCCAAAAAAGGGGGTTTTGCCAAAAAGTGGTCCACAGGCCTGTTTTGGCCCTAAATGAGAACGATTCTCATCTTTCACCGACGGACCACACTGCCTCGCATCGCAAACAACGGTTATAATGAGAGGGAGTAAGATGTTTGTAATTTACAGACGTGTTCTCCCGTGCTTGCCCTCTCATACAAGCACACCTCATATTTTTCCGTCGAACCTGAAGGAGGTCAAATGAGTCGAGTTAGTATCGGGCTCGACTATCAGGGAGAACCCGCCTACATGTCCGAGCTCGGTGCGGAGTGGTATCTGCTTTACAAGCAGTACATGAAACGCCAGTACCCGGACATCGACCTCGCGGTCGTCCAGGCGTGGGGAAATGGTTCGCGGTCTGGGGCGACTCATCGGTATGGTTATTCCTTGGACTATGATACATACCGCCTTACGCCCGATCAGCAGATGATTGTCGTCCGAACTTCGAGGAAGTTTGGGGCATCTGCTACGTTTGTGCGAGACGATCGCGACGGGTTCGACCCCCACATCCACTCTGCGTTGGACTCTGGTGGGGGAGTGGAGGATGGGTGCTATTGGCAGATCCGATCTGTCAAACGCGGGAGGAATGCTCTCACGAATGAGCGCCCGGATCGCTACGCATATCTTAATCCCGATCGCTGGGTCACAGCCCGCGAAGGAATCACATTGCTCAAGAATGAATTGGAGGCGACTATGCCATTGACTTATGAGGAAATGGCCAAGACTGGCGACCTTGCAGCACAGAACACTTGGTCTGCTACGTTTGGCCGGCGAACCGCAGGACAGATGCTCCGGGAAGCTGCCGACATCGAGAGCACAGCCGATCGCGCGGCTCAGCATACTTGGGGCGCAACCTTCGGCGAGCGCACAGCAGGGCAGATGCTGGCACAGGCGGGTGTCGTCGTGCCTGAGCGCATCCAGGCACTCGAGGACAAGCTTGATGCTGTGATCGCTCGGCTCGACACCTTGTCCGCCAAGTAGTCATGAAGGAGACTGCCTTCGAGCGGGCTTTCTGCAAGAAGCTGGCCCGCATCTTTCCAGGGTGTATTATCCTGAAAGGGCAGTCCGCGCAACTCCAGGGAATTCCAGACCGTCTCGTCATTTGGCAGGACCGCTGGGCTTTCCTGGAGTTCAAGCGCTCCAAGACCGCTGTTCGACAACCGAACCAGGAATGGTATATAGGTATGCTGAATGGATGGTCCTACGCGTCATTCGTCTACCCTGAAAACGAGGTGCAAGTCCTCAATGAAATTCAACAGGCATTCGGCGCTTGAGGGCTCACACGCCTTTCTGAGCGCCTCAAAGTCCAGCTGGGTGAATTACACCCCTGAGAAGCTCAAGGCCGCCTACGAGGCGCACAAGGCCGCTCAGAGGGGTACAGAGCTTCACGCCCTGGCAGCACAGCTGATCCGGCACAGGATCAAGCAAGCCAGGACCAAACAGACATTTCAAAACTATGTCAATGATGCTATAGGCTTTCGAATGGACCCGGAAGTGATTCTGTACTATTCGCCATGGGCTTATGGCACAGCTGATGCTATTTGTTTCCGAAATCAGAAGCTCCGTATTCATGACCTCAAGACTGGCGCGCACCCAGCAAATGTACGACAGCTGGAGGTCTATGCAGCGTTGTTTTGCTTGGAGTATGACTACAAACCGGGCAAGATCGACATGGAACTTCGCATATACCAGAACGATGAGATCGTCGTGCATGTTCCGGAGCCATCTGATATAGTCCACATCATGGGGTGGATGAAGCAAGCGTCCAGTATGATAGACGATTGGGTCATGCGAGATGAGTGAAAATTATCTTGAGCACATTGGCGTAAAGCGTAAGTCTGGTCGCTATCCATGGGGATCTGGCGAAGAACCGTACCAACACGAGGCCGGGTTCCTCCAAGCGGTCAACGATATGCGCAAATCCGGAATGTCTGAGAAAGAGATAGCTACATTCCACGGAATGAGCACCGGAGAGCTTCGGGCCATGAAAACCGCGGCACTCGAATCGGTCAAGGCTGCGAAAGTAGCAGAGGCTGTGCGACTCAAGGAGAAGGGGCTATCAAACGTCGCCATTGGCGAGAGGATGGGGCTTAACGAGTCTAGTGTCCGCGCACTGCTCAAGCCCTCTGTTGAATCCAAACGAGGCGTATTGGAAGCCGCACAGAAGACTTTGACTGAGGCGGTGGCCAAGAAAGGCCCTATCGATATCGGCACAGGCGTCGAAGCCCATATGGGCATTTCGAGGGAAAAGCTCAACGCTGCTGTGGCACAACTTCAGGCCCAGGGATACAAGGTCTACTACACCAAGGCGGAGCAGCTGGGCACTGGTAAAGAAACCAGTATCAAGGCCCTCGTGCCCCCGGGAATGACGTATCAGGAGTTTGCTGCGAATGCCCACAAGCTGGGATCAGTGTACTCTTATTCTACGGATAAGGGCCACACCTTTCTCGGAATGTCTGAGAAACCTGTGAACGTTGATCTCAAACGGGTCCAGGTTCGCTGGAAAGAGGAAGGGGGCACTGATCGGGATGGTGTGATTGAGCTTCGCAGAGGAGTGGATGACATCTCACTGGGCGGCGCTAAATACGCCCAGGTCCGGATAAAGGTCAATAACACCCATTACCTCAAGGGAATGGCGATGTATGCCGATGACCTCCCCAAAGGGGTCGACATGAGGTTTAATACGAACAAGTCGAAGAGTTCAAATAAGCTCGATGCAATGAAAGAGCTCAAGGATGACCCAGACAACCCGTTCGGCGCTACCGTTCACCCCAAGTATTATGTGGGGAAGGACGGCAAACGTAAGGTGTCCGCCCTCAATATCGTGAATGAAGAGGGTACATGGAACGACTGGTCCAGGAATTTGGCCAGTCAATTCCTGTCGAAGCAGAGCCCAGTGCTGGTAAAGAAGCAGCTTGGAATCACCGAAGCCTCGAAGAAGGCACAATTCGATGAAATTCAGAAATTGACCAACCCCGCGGTTCGAAAGAAGCTCCTTCAAGAGTTTGCGGATAGCTGTGACTCTGCGGCGACCCACCTCAAAGCAGCTAAACTCCCGCGTCAGGCCACTCAAGTGCTTCTTCCTCTCCCTAAGTTGAAAGAAGGCGAAATCTATGCGCCTAACTTCAAGCATGGGGAAAAGGTCAGTCTTGTTCGATACCCGCATGGAGGTATCTTCGAGATCCCCACGCTCACCGTGAACAACAAGTCGGCCGTCGGTAAGAAGCTCATCGGTATGGCTAAAGATGCTGTCGGTATCCATCCCAAGGTGGCGGAAAGACTGTCTGGTGCAGACTTCGATGGTGATACGGCGGTTTGTATCCCAAACAATGATGGTAAGGTCCGAACCGCTCCAGCCCTCAGTGGACTGAAGAACTACGACCCCAAGATTTCATACCCTGGGTATAAGGGCATGAAGGTCATGTCCAAAGGTGAAACTGGGAATCAGATGGGACGGATTTCGAATCTGATCACCGACATGACGGTTAAAGGCGCCACCCCAGCAGAGCTTGCTAGAGCAGTTCGCCACTCGATGACCGTAATCGATGCCCATAAGCACAAGCTGGACTACCGTCTCAGCGAGAGAGACAACGGCATCAAACAGCTCCAGGAGAAGTACCAAAAAGCTGGCGGTGGTGCAGCAACCATCATCTCGAGATCCACGGGCGATCGTCGTATTCCGCAGATCAAGCCCCGAGCGATGTCAAAGGGTGGACCCATTGACAAAAAGACTGGCGAATTGGTATACGAACCCACTGGGTCTACGTACCATAAGCCTGTCAAGAACAAGAACGGCGACATCGTAAGATGGGTTGAAACTCAGAACCTTACGAAGATGCCCAACATGATGCTGACAAAAGACGCCCGGACTTTGGTGTCGGAGAAGAACACCCCGACTGAACGAGTCTATGCAGCGTATGCCAACAACATGAAGGCCCTTGCTAATAAGGCCCGGCTTGCGATGATCAACACCCCGTCGCATAAACAAAGCCCCTCTGCTAAGAGAGTGTACGCCAACGAACTAAAGTCCCTACGTGCAAAACTGGAGGTCGCCCTCAAGAACGCACCTAGGGAACGGCAGGCACAGCTCTATGCTGGTTATGTAGTTAAGCAAAAGAAATCGTCTAATCCAGACATGGATAAAGACGAAGTCAAAAGGCTTAAAAACCAGGCCCTGGCACAAGCCCGGGCCCGGTTCGGGGCTAGCAAGGCCAAGTCTGCGGTGCACATCACAGACAAGGAATGGGAAGCCATACAGGCAGGAGCGGTGTCGCATACGTTCCTCGAGAAGCTGATGAACAACACTGACATGGAACGTATAAAGCAGCTTGCAACACCACGTGGTACACGCACCATCTCACCCGCACAGCGCGCCCGGGCCAAGGCACTACTGGATGCAGGCTATACACAGGGTGATGTGGCAGATGCGCTAGGCGTGTCTGTATCGTTCATCCAAGACCTACTGGAAGGAGGGAAGTAATGGACGTCGCCCTGACCACGGCCGACAACCCATACGATCCTTTGGATCAGTTCGTCGAATGGTGGAACTATGACACTAGTATGGGCTACCACACGGCGGCCTACGTAGCTAGGATTGCTAGAACTTCGGAAGAGCTTTCGGATTCGGACAATCAAATAGCTATAAGCGAAGCGATCGATGAAATCATCGAACTCAATCCACTCATTCCATACATCAAGATTGTTCGTGAATCACAAGCAATTTATGTTTGAGTGATGTGGGAGGGGGGGGTCGCAAATTAAAGACCCCCCTACTGCTT